CATCATGGCTAGGATCTAACAGTGGCATTCAAGGTAATACAATTTACCAGCACTCAGCATATAAACTTACAAAATTTAGAGAAGACGAAACAAACACAACAGGACCATTTCATAACTCATTTAATTTCAGCAGTACGTCGGATTCGCTTGTTTATGATATTGACAACTTGCCGCAAACAACCTGGCGGGCTGTCTTTGGCGGAACGTGGCCAGCAACAGACAGGTATCCGCTGTTTGCTCGCATGTGGTGGGACGAAAGCGGCGCAGTTGATGGATCGTCGGCTAAGTATAAATTGGCTTTTGTTAGATCCCTAGGGACAACTCACGGCAGAGCCTCTGACGAAATATACAGGCAAAGAGGTGAACAACTGAAAGGGGTAAGAAATGATCAATATTCTATGGGAGATATTGGATTCCCTGGTCAAACATACTGGACATTTGAATCTGATTTAGCAAACGGGCACCATGAATACCAGAACAGTCGCTTTGGCAATCTCGGCTTTGCTAAAAGTGCAGGAACTAGCGCCGATTATCATACTGATGAAACGCCTGTAGCGCCTGACAATCAGTATAAAAGAGTTATAAATACACGCAAGGTTGTAGGTCTGACGACCAATACATGGTGGGGTTGGCAATCAGGTAAGTATGGAAAGTCTGCACATCTAGGTGTTGAATGGAGAAAACTATTTCCTTTTTCTAGAAAGGTTTGGCAGAAAGCTGACATAAGCAGCAACTTAAATCAAATTGATTGGCTAGAGGCTGTCAACGGATTGCCAGGGGAAGTAGATGATGAAATGTGTGTAATTGTAGATAAAACAAGTGGAGTATATCTAATCAACGCAACACAAGATTCAGTAACCCAATTAACAACGTTGACTGGTCTTGATCAATGCACTGTAACCAGAGATCAAAGCAGTGGGAATTTAATTTATACTGGGATTAAGTATGAAGCTGATGAAGTATTGTTTTATGAAAGCACTAACAATTGGCAAGTAAGTGATTTGTTTGGGTTTGGAAGCCCTGTGGGCGGTGCAAGCCCACTTACGTCATCATCAGTTTCTTCTCAATGGTTCAGCAGATCAAATGAAGGATCTAAGCTAATTTTTACGGCGGGCAACAATTGGCCAACATCAGTCAGCAGCACGATCTTTAAAACTGTCCCGCAAAAGTTACAAAGATCTTCTTTGTATTATGACGGGGTTAGAGATTCACTAAGAGTTGGTGTACCTCAAGATACAACATTCTTTGATATTGGATCTAATGATGACTTCACTATTGAGGCTTGGGTAAGGCCTTCTGAATTTTTGAATGATCAAAGTTACAGACTTATTGTTGATTATGATGAATTACATATTAATGCGCAAACAAATTATGGGGTAAAAATTGGGAGCAACACGCTACCGGCTTTTTATACAACATCGAGTGAAAGCCAATGGGATCACTTGGCAGTTGTTAGAGAAAGCGGGACCGTTACTGCATACAAAAACGGAGCTGTTCACGCTGTTCTTTCCGGCCAAGATACAACAGCCTTAAGCCCTGGACAGTATGTGGGAATGGGCGGCAGTAAAGATTCAATAAATGACTCAAGAGTATTAAAGGGTTATCTGCAGCAAGTAAGAGTAACAAAAGCCGCAAGATATTCAGGAGCATTTACACCGGAGAGTTTTAGCAACGGCGATGCAAGCACTGATCAATATTTTAGCAATACATTGCTAAGTTGGACGACTGAAGTTCAACCGCTAAGCGTTAGCAATGGTGGTGATAATTATGTGAATGGATGCCATAGCAATTTGGCCACAACTGGCAGTGCTACAGGATCAGGCCTAACAGTCAATGCATACGTGTCTAATAACTCTGTTTATTATGTTGCACTAGAAGACAGAGGAAGCGGTTACAAGGTAGGCGACAAGGTAACGGCAACAATTCCGACAATCGCAAACCCGACAGCAGGTGAGGTCTTAACCCTGGATCAAACCACCCTTGTCGGCGGCTCTGGGTATGTAGATGGCAGCTACACCGTCGCATTAAGCGGGGGCCTTGGGCAAAACGTTCAAGCAACAGTCACTGTCACTGCAGGCGCTGTCAGCACCGTTGTCCTTGACGCAGGCAACAGGGGAACGGGCTACGCCGCAGGTGATCAGCTTTTTGCGAGTGACGCTGAGCTAGGAAACAGCGGAAATGGTGCAGGTTTCAGTATTGAAGTTGCAACGGTCGATGAACAAACAAATCTAACCGCTGTCGCCGTAGAGATAGAAATTCAAAGCATTGCCACAAAACTAGAGCCATGGTGGAATTCTTACGGACATCGGACTGTAGTCATTAGACGCCATTGGCGCCATCCTGATTTGTTTGTAGGGATATTTCAAAACAGCAATGCAAATTATGCTTATTGCATTGACTTAAACTCAGACGAAACCATGGGATATAGCGGTGGAATGAGTCATGGATCCTATGGATATATTGGCGAGTTCTTTGGAGATCAAGGCGAGACTGGAGGAATTACAGAATTTTATATTGGTGACAGCAATAGTTATGAGAATCAAAGAGAAGTTGCATGGGCTGATTGGATTCAATTTGAACCCAATGGATTAGTTGCGCGAGCGATTGGGCTTGATCAGAATTCGAGCATGTCTCATTGGAAAAAGAAATTTTCAACAGTAATCAAAACCCAACGAACTTATACTTCAAGTCGTTACGAATTTATGAACAATTGTGGCTCTGATCCGTGGACGGCGCCACATTCAATTTTGCAAATTCCTAATGCAGAAAATTCAACTTATCCACACTATGTAATTGGACAAAGGGATCAAGTCAATTACAACTACGACTACCAGCGCCATACAGGAGACGCTGCTTTAATAATTAAGGGTGGAAATAGAGAGACTGACGATTCACTTTATGAGTCTAGAGAAAGTGTTGTAACTAATATGAAGAATGGAAATGTAGACGATTATCGGACTGCGGGAAGATACACAGGTTCGATTCCAACGCCGGGCGCCGCTTTTGCGGAAAAGACAGATAGCACAAGCACAGGCGTTTACAAAGAAAGCGGTTACGAAAAATACAAGGGGCTAGCCACTGATGGCGGCACAGTTAATTTCTACGCGCCCATGTGGTGTGGCAGAGATAATGCAGACATCTTGACAACTAGCAAGGCATTCCCTGGGGCCTGGCCAATTGATCCACAAAACGATGCAGTCATCCCTCACCCGTTGCGTTGGGACATTTATGGATGGGATAGTTCCAGCTCCGCATGGGTGAGAGAAGAATGGGGTTATAACTACACAGAGCACAGATGGGAAGTTGACACCGCAACGGTCAAGCCAGGAAGGCCCGCGCCTAGTGGAGGCGGAACCCATAGCCTTTCAGGAATCACCGAAAGCCCTTATAACAACTTAACAGTAACCTTCAGCAACGTAAGGCCTGAGGATACAAATAATCCTATTCAAGGTGAATGGTCTGGCCAATTTATCTATAACGGTTGTGTGATGGATGGCATCACTGAATTTACTTTTTCAGCCACTGTTTCCAATAGACCTATTACTGTCAAAACAATAAACCAGACGATTCCATCTAGTGGAGTAATAACAATACCCGAGGTCTATGAAGACACATTTATAAAAATATTTAAAGAGGATCATTATTTTGATCTAAAAATAGACGGCGACAAAGCAACAATTGACGACTCGCTGGACTATACAGATACAGTAGATGATGGCACCGTTTGCGTCAAAGATTATCAGTTTAAATTTAGTGCAAACGATGTTGGAAAATCACTTACTGGCAGCTATGCAGTAGTCAACTTTGCAAGCTCTGAAGCCCCTACGAACTGGGCATGGTGGACAGCAGAACATAGCGAATCAGTGAATGCAACAACAACCGGATTGCTAGGTGGAAACAGCTATAAAAATTCAGCCACATTAATTAGCGAAGGCTGGACAATGGAAACAGAATCGGATTCTAGAGTGCAGATATTTGCCTCTAATTATCCTAATCAATTCTCAGATGGCTTTGCATATTTAAGGCAGCCAAGCCCACACTTTACAGATGGCCACTATGCAGAGACCATCTTAGTTTCAAGAGATAATATCGGTTTCTTCTGGCACGATGGGCAAAGCTCATTGAGCTATAGAGATTACATTAATTACAATTCAACTACAAATAATCCCAAGTATGGAGGCATGCAGTGGCTGTATGACGACAATCATCAATTAACTTGTGTTCACTCAAAACTTTATACAGATTCGAGTGGTGACAATTGGCTTGTTATCAGAGCAACATGGACTCATAACACGAACCAATTAACAGATCCACGCATTATTGGAGAGCTTTGGATTAGCGTTGACGATCCATTTACCTATGAAGTGAGGTTTGGAGAGTGGACAAGCGGACTGTTTGATATTTATTCAGGAGCTAAAAATATTGGTATTGTTCATACAGAAGCATACAAGGGCGGCACAAGCACATACAACAATATTGTATTTCCACACCGCAAACCATACGCCGCCAGTGGTCTAGCAAGTTATACAAGCGACATTAACAGTTATTCAATATGGGGTGGCGATATTAGAGACAGTTACCCAAACCATAAATATGAAATTAATTTAGACCCGCATGATTATAACGAACCTAATTAAAATTAAATTGGAAACATTGGGCGCACGATAGGCAGGGCGTGATGCCCTGCATTTTCAAATGCCCGACGAAAATGCAACAGCGCCCGAGATGGACGCGGTTCAGGTAACAGAAACTGATGAGGTCAAATCATCGACTGCAGCCGATGACAAAGAGACCTACACAGCAGATGAAATTCAAGATCTCATGAAAGCCCTAAGGGCTGAGCGTGACTTGAACAAAGCAAACAACAAAGCACTCAAGGAAGCCAAAACACAGCTTGCGCAGCTGGAAGGGGTTGATCCAGAGCTACATGCAAAGCTCGTAGCCGAATCAGCCAAGAGGCAAGAGCTCGAAGCTGAAACAATGGCTCGGGTTAGCTCGATTGAAAAGAGCTATTCAGACCAGCTTGCAACAGCAAAGGCGCAGCAAGAGGAAGCGAATCAGCAAGTGGCCTACCTTCAAAAGCAATGGGCTTTTGAAAAAGCATTTGCTGAGGCAGGCGGACGCGGCGGCCGGTTTACTGAACTTGCTTTCCGTGAGCTAGGCGACAAATTCAAGCTTGAGAGTGACGGCACCCTGGCCGTTGTTGACCAGAGCGGCGCCTACGTCTTGGATGACGGCAAGCGAGTTAAGCCGTCTGAGTTCCTGAAGGATTACAAATCCGATGAGGTTGTTGGCTATTGGTTTGTCAATGAACGGGGCGCAGGCAGCGGCCTAACGCCACAACCTGGATCCGCCCTTGCCAATGGCGCGAACATGCATGACCTAAACACGTCAGAACTATTCTTGCAAAGTTTTGGGAGGACTAAAAAGTAAAACATAAGGTCGGAATAAACCCCGGCCTAATGAATAGGAACTACCGGAACACTTGCTATAGAAGCCCCCGGACGTAGTGACTGCAGAAGGGCGGCGAAGATAAAAGAGTGACTTTTTTATCTGATCTGTCCCTAGCCAATCATTCATTCTAAAATGGCACTTACTTTGTTGGAGGCGTCTAAGCACGCCCGCAGTCCAGAAGAACTCGCCGTCATCCGTGAGTTGTCTGAAGGAGACCTCCTAAGTGTACTCCCATTCAGGTCAATCGCTGGCTCTGGTGTATTCTTTAAGCGTGAAGAAGAGCTTGCTAATGTTGGCTTCCGCAACATTAATGGCTCGCTTGAAGAATCCTATGCTCAGACAAGTCAGCAGTCTGAAGCTCTCAAAATGTTCGGCGGTGATATTATCACTGATCGGGCCATTTTAGAGATGGAAGGCCCCGAGGCTCGCGCATACCAAACGCAAGCAAAAGTACGCGCAATGCGTATGGCTTACGAGCGTGTGTTTATCAAAGGCGCAGAAGCTGAATCTGGCGGTCTTGAGTTTGACGGTCTTGAAAAGCGTTGCGGCGCTGCAGGCACCACATCCCAGTCATACGCTAACGGAGGCGGTGGTCTTTCGTTTGCAAAACTGGACGAAATGCTGGATTCTGTTGATGCTCAAGGTGGCTCTAAATATCTCGTTATGAGCAAAGGCATGCGCCGTGCTCTCACCGCTGCAGCTCGCAATGGTGTAATTAACGGGGGTATCCAGATAGCACAAAATGATCTCGGCAGAATGCAGGCGTTTTATCAGGAGACGCCAATTTTGATCGTCGATCGCGACGAATCCAATGCTGAGATTCTCGGAAATTCAGAAGCTGGCAACACCTCTTCCATCTACTGTGTTTCCTTCGGTGATCTTCTGACCGTGGGTCTGCAGAACGGCGGCATCAGCGTTCGCGATTTGGGCGAATCTCACGACAAGCCTGCATTTGTTAGTCGAGTTGAATGGTATTGCGGCCTTGCTACAATGAATGGTAGAAGTGTTGCTCGCCTGTCTGGCATCGATCCAACTTCTGCCGCAGTTGCTTGATCTAGTTATTAACTAGCGTCAGGGGTGAGCGTTATCACCCCACATTCTTTATTCTGTTTTTCATCATGGGCGCACGTAGTTCAGGAATGTTCCCTATTAAGGGCGCATGGGTTGACGAGGCAACCACACTTCCCTCTGACGGTTCTGCTTTGACAGTTCCGAACTTGCATCATTCTGCTGAGGTAACTTTTGTTGCTTTCTTCAATGCAGCAGCAGCCGGCTCTGTAACCGTGGCCGCTGGCAGTACAAACGTCACACTCACCGCGCCTTCTGGCGGTGGCAAGGTCTTCGCTGTTCGCTCCGGTATCGAACTGGGCGACGTGACCAGCGTGGCACTCGATAGCGCAGCCCTTACAGCTGGCGCCGTAAAAGTCGTTCTGTTCTGATCAGACGACCCGACAACTAAGGCCCCCACTCAAAGGGGGTCTTTTTTTATGGGAAACCTCTTAAGCGCTAAAAATCGTCATGAGTACACAGGTTCTGCTTTACCACAAGAAAACAGGTGAGGTTGTCTCTACTTATCCGGCAAGCGTCAAGGAATGGATGGCAACCGGTGAATACCAGACCGAACCACCAAAAAACGCAAAGAGCATTCGACCCCCTCAAAAGCTTCCATCAGCTGGCCGCGAAGCAAACCGGCTGAATCCTGTCGTTGATCGAGGCCCGACGATTAGCGCCGCTTCAGAAGTGGACGCAACACAGCCGGATGAGCAGCCATCAGCAGCAGCAGAAGTCGAGCCAGAGGCAGAAAAGCCAAAGCGAGCTGAACCCCGGCGCAGACCCCGCGCATCGTCAGGTGATTAATTAGCTGGCGTCTAGGGTCGCGTCCATTAAGGCGGCATATAGGCCACTGCGAATCGTTATGAGTGTTTCTTGTTCTTGAGGTGGCCCCCCTGGCCATCTTTCAAGAGCTTCTGTCACAACTCTGTATAGGAGGCGCGTGGTTTCTAGATCTAGTTCAAACCTTGCGACTGGCTGCCCCATTAATTGATGGTGTAATCCTGAATGCCTATTCCCAGTTGCTGACCAGACTCGCTGCAAATAACGCAAGGGCCAACACTGCCATCACTACCAATACAGTCAGGTTTGATAACATAATTAGACATAATCTCAACCTCAGCACCTTGCGCTGGCTGAGTAGCCTCAGGCTTCGATGATTCGACCATTGCCGCGATTGGCAAAACAGCAGCAAGAGCAATAAACCCGCTGATTGTGAGCTCAGTAGGACCCATGCGGCAAAACGATCTGTTTGTAGCTTTCCATTAGTAAATTAAACTCTCCAATCGTTCTGTTAAGTGTCTTAAAGATCTTTGCTCAATATTCCCTGGAGGTTTGCTCCATTGAGTGATAACAAATGCCCATGGTTTGGTGTCATCATGTATTGGGCAAACCAACCAATTTGGAGACGGCCCAAACGCACCGATCCAACATTCCTTAAAAGTCATCGGCCCAACTGAGGGCACTAGATTCAGCGAATATAAGCCATTTAGTTTTACTGGCCATGAGTCAACTGCGCCCGTATCCCAGACCACGACACCAGTCGTGGCAGTAGGCCAACCAACCAGCGCAAGCTTTAAAGGTTTGTTGCGATGCAAAAAAGTAGATATATTTTCCATAACTTTTACTTTTAAATCGTCTGAATTATCTAGCCTATTAGACAGCAACGGCGAAGGCTCAGACGGCGACAATATATTGCTTACTAATTCAGGATGACGCCAAATTAAAAAGCATGATATTAAAACTGAGCTCAGTCCCATGACTGAGAATATTCGCCAAACTACTTCACCAACATCATCAGGAGTGTCTAAAACAATGTTACTAAAGAGTGAAACAACCTGACCAATTAAGCCAGAATTGTTTTCATTCTTTTCTTTGCATTCATTGTTTGACAACAGCCAAAAGCTTTTGCTTAGGGTTCCCTGGAATGCTTGGCCAGAATTGGTGACAACGTGCGCAAAGTCTCCGATGAAGCGCTTCAATTACTCAAGGATTTTGAAGGCTTAGAACTGACGGCATATCCAGACCCCGGCACCGGGGGCAGACCGTACACCATTGGATACGGCAGGGCTTATGACGTAAGGCCAGGAGACCGAATCACGCCAGAAAAAGCAGAGCAAATGTTGCGTGAGGATTTAGCAAGTTTTCAATATGGAGTCGAAAAGCTTTTTGAATATGTAGAGATTGGGCCGCACACCTTTGACGCACTGGTGAGCTTTGCTTACAACTGCGGACTAGGCGCACTGGAAACTTCGACCATGCGCAAAAGAATCATGCGCGGCGAAGATCCTTATGTAGTGTTGCCCGAAGAGCTGCCTAGATGGGTCAAGGGTGGCAAAGGCCAGGTGATGGCTGGACTTGTCGAGCGCAGAAAAAGAGAAACCCTGCACGCTCAAAAAGATGGGCCAAGGGCTGAGGATGGAATCAATGAGCCAATACCTGTCAGAATTAACTTTCAAAATTTCTTTGATTACTACAAGGCAGAAGCGCATCAGGTAGAAGGTATCAGAATTTTAGAAGAGCAGCTAAAAAAAGACGCCCCGCACCTGCTTAAGGGCAATGCGGACTGGGTTAAAGCTTTTAGAGATAAAAGCAAATTTATTGTTGAGTTGCCCTGCCCTTACCAATACCAGCTGGACTCAGACACCAACCATGCTGGCCGCATGTGCTTTAGCTCGACAAACGCAATGTTAGTTGAGTATTTAAAACCCGGTCGCCTACGAGGAGAACAGGAAGATGACGCATTTTTGCGAACTGTTCTTAAGTATGGAGACACTACAAGCGCAGAAGCTCAGGTGTCAGCCTTGAAAATGTATGGGATCAATGCATCGTTCAGGATGGACGGCACAGCGGCACACGTCAAGAACCTGCTAAGCATTGGCGTACCGGTCCCGGTCGGGATTCTGCACCATCATCATTTCTCAAATCCTTCAGGTGGCCACTGGGTTTTGCTAGTGGGATTTGATGATGAACAAGGCCAATATATTGCGCACGATCCGTTCGGCTGTATGAACGTTATTCACGGCGGCTACGTGAGTAACCTACCAACAGCCGGCCGGTTTGTTCGATATGACTATGCACCATTTAATGCACGTTGGATGGTTGCCGGTAGTGGTGACGGTTGGTTCCTGGAGGTAAGGCAATGAGCGGACCCAAAGTTGAATTAGAAGATGAACTATTTAGGCGGCACATCCAAGACATGCTGGACAAACTAGCCGATCCAAAAGAATTAAAATCAGCCGCTGAAATGTTGGCAGATTCGTTAGTACAAACCCGTGCAGCAATGAAATGGGTTATTGGACAAAACATGCCAAAATAAATGGAACAAATATGATGCTTTGCAAATTGTAAGTGTGTCCTGATTCACATTGGTTAGAACCTGATTTGCTGCCTGGATATTCAGTTAGTCGATCATCAATCCAATTAAATAAACTTGGCAAAAAGCACGGATGCCCTGAGCCTCAACTAGGGCGGAATGAAGCCGGCGAACTTGCTTATTGGATTAAGCCAATTGGACATCCGGCCGCCTTTAGACTGCGCATCGAGGGGCTAAGCAATTTCTTTCGTGAGTGAGCGGCACAGGCTGAACGGCAAGGCAGCAATGAAAGTGCGGATTTGGTTTCGCGGGTTTGGCGAGAGTCCAAACAAGCCATATACCGACACGATCCGTTTTGAAGAGCGCTGGGCCGGCGTTCCTGGCGAACTTATGAAGCCTGACAAAGAAGGCCTTTCGATCAGCACTGACAACGGCGACACGCCGGATTGCGAATTCTGACAAGCTCCCTAGCGTGAGGAAAGCTGAGGGCAAAGGGGGCATGCATGGGGAGATACAGCGGGCGATGGATCAGCACGCCTGAGGTTTGCGATGAGCTAGGGATCTGCCAACGAACACTGATGAGGATGAAAGCCAGGGGCGACTTCAACGCCGGCGGTTTTTTTAGGCGCAAGACCATGGCACCCCAATCAGATCTCCTTTGGAACATCGACCGAATGATGAGCTTGTTAGGCGCTACCCCCGACCTGTAAGATCTACGCGGGCAAATGCCTTGCCTTGCCTCCATAGCTCAGCCGGTTAGAGCGACGGATTCATAGCCCGTAGGTCCCCTGTTCAAGTCAGGGTGGAGGCATTTTCAACTCAGAGCAGCGTCTAAAGCTCGCTGCAATTTCTGGATCTTGGCCTCTAGCGCCTGTTCCCTCTCAGAAGGGCCTTCAGCCACTTCAGAGGGTAAAGACCCCCATTGCATCATTTCGGCCTCTGTGCCGGCTTCCTGGCGCCCCCTAGTGATCCATTTGAGGTAATGGCCCCGGTGGACATCTTCACTGTGCCCCATCCATTCCGCCTGTTTGTAGAGCGGGAAATTGATCGTCTCAGGGTGAACCGCTGCCCTGATGGCGTAGGCATGGCGCAAGTCATAGGGCACAACCTGATCAGATCCCTTTCCGTCAGCCCTAGGGGCGATCAGCGGCAACACGGGCGGCGGCGAAGCATTGCGGCGCTTTAGGTCTAGTGACCGGCCCCTAAACAATTTGCACGGGTACTGGCCAAGTTGGTGATTGTTCGCCGGCATGGTGAAACCGGTGTCAACCCGTTGGCCGGAATTGTCTTCCGCAAAGATCGGCGCCCATCGAATCTTCCACCTGGCCCGTAGCGCCTGCTGAAAGTCGCCAAAGCTTTCGCGCAGCTTGTAGCGGTCCAGCCATGCGAAGGGGATGGGCGGGCATTTGTGCGGGGCTTTGCTTTTTGTTCTCCATGCGTGGCCGTCGCTGTCTGGCTGAGGCCCGCCTGGGATGACCAGCCAACCGTTCTGGTCAATCGCTTCCATGTGCCAAAGCTCATGGGGTCTCAGGCCATACGTTGCGCAATAGGCGAACAGCAGCCGATAAAACGGCATGCCGGCATAGTCGCGATCTAAGCCGTCCAGCCAGTCCTGAACTAGCTGATCGTCGGGGATGACGCGCACAACATCAGCCTTCACCTGATGCTGCTTTGCCTGGGCGCCGCCGCACTTTGTCTTTCGATATGCACGCAGCTGAGCAACTGTTTCTTTTAGATCCAGTTCCGCAATTGCTTTGTCAATATTTACTAGCAGCAATTCCCTGCGTTTGAACTGATCGACACGATCGGGCAATGTTGCTTCCATCACCCAATCTCTCAGCGCATCAATAGAAACCGGTCCCGGCAGTTTTGCAATTCTTAGTTTTAGATCTTGCTGGTAGCCATCCCGTGAGCCTTGCTTGAGATAATATCCGCGCAAAAAAGTATGGGTACGCGAGCAAAGGCTCGCCCATGTAAGTGCAGAAAGGTCAGGATTACTTTGTGATGCATCTAAGGGCCATTCGTTTAACTGCTGAGCAGCTAGGCAAAGATCACGCGCCTGCCGTATGTGTTCAGGGTCATACCAAACAAGGCCTTCAATTTTAAAATCATCGAGTATCTGGCCATTAACAAAATGGCGGATACGAATCCATGGATAAGTGCGAATTAAGCGCAGACGCCAAGGACAACCCGCTTGCGCCAGTTCCTGCTTTGCAAGATCCCAAACCTGAGGCAGCGCCTTGTCTCGGAGATTGAATTTCTGAGCGTAGGAGGGCATTGATTAATTAGCGATCAGATCCTTTACTGGTTAGAGATACCGAAAAACTCTAACCAGTGCTTGTCAGAGTTTGTCATCAAAAGTCAGAGCCTGTCAGCTTTCGGATAGGGTCAAACCAAAGGTAGGCACAGGGATCTGATCTGACAACCCTGTTGTGTCAAGGGCTTTTGCTTGCCGCATGAGGAAAGAGACCCGTGGATTCATAATGCACACCTTAGCACGCCAAACCCCTTGCAAACACTGGGTTCAAAAAATTACTCTAACCAGTGACCTAACCTCCCCTACCCCGTCAGGCTGCGGCCGGCACTCTCACTATTAGGGTTTCCTAACAATGAAAGGCATGGAAAAGTACAGGGCTTAAGTAATAAACAGCTTTAACGAGTTCAGCCAGGTAAGCGAACACAAAAAAAAGGATCACAAGCCGCCCTGTGATCCCCTGCAACCCCGATTGAAATTACCCGTTACGCGGTGACGGGCTGTGCGGTTGTTGGCCTGCCACTGTTCAGCAGCATGATTTTTTCCACCCCTACATCGTCAGGCGTCAGCTTTGCCGTGATCTGCTGCGCAGTGGCGGGAGGAATGTCCGCCCCTTTTTTTGCGCCTAGCTGATTGCACAGGGTTTTCCATCCTGTTGGCGTCATGCCCAATTTTGCGCAGCGGTCATAAAGGACCTGAATGGATTTCATCTGGAACTTTTGAGGTTCTAGCCCTGGGGGTTCAGACGCCTTGACATCCGCCGCAACTTCCTGGCTTGTAGATCCATTCGTCGTCTTTTCCGGCAGAGGTTCCGAAGCGGGTTCGGGCTTGCGAACCTGGGCGATGCGCTGTTCAGGTTCAGTGCTTGTGCCACCTGCCTGATCCATTTCTTCCTTTGCATAGATGCCTGCCAAGCGATCAGCAAACCCGAGGCGAAGAGCAGCAGCAAGAGCACATTTCCTGATCATTGTTGAAGGCATTTGTGACCACGGCTTGCCGGGTCCCTTGTAATCCTTGAAACGGCATGACGCCGTGAAAGGACGGGTGCGGCCCTTGCGCCACACAGAAACAGCGCATGCAGCGGGCGGGGTGTCTTGCAGCCAGACAGGAAACGAATCACCGTCTGCCGTGTAGAACTCGACATCGATTCCATCGAGTTCATCGGCGCAAAGTTTCGTGGCGCCGTTTATTGAGGTGATCGGCGTTCGACCGTTGAACATCAGCAGCTCCCCCGCTAACGGGTCGAGGTTCTTACTGACTGCCAGGTGTTCAAGCAAGTCAAGTTCTTCTTTCGTTCTGAGCTTTAGTGTTCGCGCAACTAGCTCACGGTGTGATTGGTCCCATGCGTCTGCCATGTTTAGAAGCCTGATTGACTGGCTCCATTATGCACGGCTTGGGCGGTGCTGTCAGGGTGTGACTATCCCTGAGCTGTCACGGCAGTCAGAAAGCTGTCAGGTGTCACAGTTTCGTTAGTAACTTCAGACAGTATTAATGCAAGTTCTGTCATATCCCTCTGTAACTCCAGCCCTTCATACTTGTCTAAACCAGTAGCAACCGATACAAACTTGGCGGATCGTTGTTCATCACCAAAGACGTTGCGAGCTAGTTCAACAACCGCCCAAATATCACAAGCGCTATTCTTTATGGTTTCCTCCAAGAAAGGGCCAACTTCGCTGGCCATTTCATCCATTTTTTTTGGATCGTAATCAGATCTGCCGTTAAGCACGCCTGAGATCTTGATATAACCCAAATACATCCCCATGAAATCGGCTTGCCATGCCGGTTCCTTAGTTATTGGGTTCACAATCACTGTTGCGTGTTCGATCCAACGCTCAATCTGCTCAGTCGTCGTGCGAACGCCTAACCGCTGCAGCAGTGACTCACTGCGGTTTGCCCCCTTTCTTTTGTCTTCCTGATAAGCATAGACCGCAATATTTACTGCGCCAAAAGCCTCAATAACTTTGAGGCCCATCATTTTCATTTTGCGGTTGCGAATATGACTTAACTGGCTTGGATGAACCGCACCGTTTTCATTTAGTGCCCAATCGGCAAGCTCAGAAAAAATAGGATGACTCCATTCATTCTTTGCAAACCACCAAATCATCAATGATGAGACATGGTTTTTACCGCCCTCGCGGCGTAATTCGTTCGAGGCACAAAATTCATAACTTTCCCCGAACTGGGGGATAGTGGTCATGCAGAAGCCTAAAGATGATGAGTCGGTGATTATACCTGTATGTGAGGCCATACGTGCAGGGTGGTCGGTGAATGACTGCTATCGAATCCTGACAGGTTATGTCAGCCGAGCGCGTTTACTCATTATTGCTAAAGGATGTTGTAAAGACAACTGAGGTTGGCCCACATAAGTTGTCTGCACACTGATCAGTGGGCGGGCATGGTAAGGATTTACAACGTTCACCTAGACGCAATCGGATACATCCGTAACGAATTGGCATGTGATTATCCGACAGCATTACGGGTCGGCCAGCTTTACGGATTTCTGGAGCACCTGAGCAGCAGAGGCGGCGCCGCAATTTTGAATCAAGCGGCCTATTCAGCCAAAACCGGCTGCCACCGAGACGTGATCCGCAAAGACTTAAAAACGATTGAAGCGCACGGCTGGGCAAAGGTTGTCAGCGGTCCAAGGGGGACAGTTGTGCGGCTTATGGGTGTCCCGTTTGACAAAGAACCCCTAATTGAGCTGCCTACAGCGTGTGCAGCAGATGCCCATACGGTGGGCAGCTCATTGCCTACAGCGTGGGCAGCTGATGCCCATGACGTGGGCAACAATAAGAAAGAACTAAAAAATTCAAATAAAAAAGGACAGAAAGCACACAACGAAAATCCTCACGGATTTTCAGAGGAAAGGGTTCAAGGGGATACAGAACAAGAAATTGCGGACAAACGGGCTCAAGATCATGTTCCTGTTTGGCGTGAACGGCCGAGAGCTTGGAACAAAGCGCAGAAGACAAAAGTTCGCGAGCTTTGGAACAAGCACAGACCCGATGGATTAAGTCCCTTAGCAGATGACGGCATAGATCGCGACAGGGCAGAAGTGTTGGCCCGCCTGATGGACGGGCGGGGTGGCTTCAAAAAATTCGTTGAGTACCTGCCTCAGGTGCTCGATTCCCTAAAAGACAATCCTTTTTGGGGTGATTCCAGAAAAACACTCAGCTTTGATTCTTTCTTCGGCTCCAAAGGGAACCACAAAACCCATTGGGCTCAGCAGCTGGATTTTGTTAAATCATCCTGTCAGGTTCCGAAAGCTGACAAGCCCGCCCTAGCTTGGGACGAACTCACGTCATGGACTCTCCTAGATCAAAACCTCAAGGGGTCCCAAATCATCGAAGCTGCAGTGCAGCTGGTTGAGGCGGGGGTTATTCCTAAAGAGGCTTTGGCTGAGTTGTCCCTGACTTCCCCAACCGGGAGGCCTCATTGAGCGACGACATAGCAGGCAACTTCGACCCGCTCGACCTGATCGACACGGCGATAGCCAAAGGCCTACTGGCTGAGGGGGCCATGGGCTTGACAGTGGTGGACGGGGCGGATTCGATACCTGACAGCCTGGCCGAGGCTAGAGAGAGCAGAAAGCTAGCAGAAGAAAATGCGGATGATGACAGCAGCGCTCAAGAGATCATCATTCTTGGACTTGTCTTGCATGGCGATTCAGACAACTCAACGCGGTGGGCCAAGTTCCGGCAGGCGTTAGGGCTTACGCCGCTGCAAGTTGTCCCTGATCAGCTTTGGACCGACAGAACGCGCCTGCAAATTTCGGCTGAAATTGACGCGACTTTCAGGGGGCAGCGCGACATAAGACAGCTCAACAGCAGGGCGCTAATCGAGAGCTATCGGCTACGGGTTGAGCGGGAACAGCTAACCGGTTCGCTGCAGGAGTTCTCAGAAGCCGTTACCGCGATGACGGCACAGGTTGAGGGGTTTCATCTCAATGACTTTGAGATGGCCGTTCAGATCCTGCAAAGCAAGCGGGCCAGGGCTGGCCTTAAGTGGTTGCTGATCCAGCTAGAGCGCGGGCTTAGGGCTGATCGGCCGGTCGAACAAGTCGTTCAATTGCTAGGCGAGGGAGTCGAAAAGGCGCGTTCACTGGTAGCCGGGCGACTTGGCCAGGATTATCAGTTTGATACGTGCGACGTAATTTCTGAGCAGCTCGAAAGAGCGATGAAGGAAGAGAAGGGCGAGACGTTGCCGACAGGGATTGATGCCCTGGACATCGACATACAGGGAGGCGTCAACCCGCGCAATGCCGGCAAGCTGCTAGTGATCGCTGCCCGTACGGGCGTAGGCAAAACGACCCTAGGCATTGCGGCAGCCATGGGGCTTGTGCGGTCGGGTGCTGATGTTCTGTTTTTGAGCTGTGAGCTTGACGGCAAAGAGATCGGAGCGCGGGCGTTCTCCAATCAGGCCTACGCGAACAACATCAAAATCCCTGCATGGCTACTGGAGGGGAGAGGTAGAGAGCGAAACGCTCCCGATGGTTTCCAGCAAGCGCGTGACCTTTGGATTCAGCAAGAGCAGCAAGGCAGCTGCGGCCGCTTTGTTTCCAAGTCGCTTTTTCACGCAGGCGCCGAGGATTTCATCGACTATCTGCACAGCGCGAAATCAAGAAATCCGAATCTCTCAGCCGTCTATATGGACCATTTCCACGCCATGAAGCCAATGAAGGGCTTTGGCAATAGGAGCCAAGAAATGGAAGCCCGGATTTTGCTGCTGCATCAGGCTGCGAAGGCCTGCCATGTTGATCTGTTCCTGTTGGCGCAGCTGAACCGTGAGGCATGCCTGGCACAAAAGCCAGACCTGGCACACATCAACGGCACGGATTGCATCGCACAACTGGCAAGCGCTGTCTGGCTTTTGGAATGGCCGAAGCGGGCAGAGGGCGCGGAATTCAACCCATCACAACTTGTTTTGCATCATGCAAAGTTCAGAAATGGACAACGGCGCGACGGACTACGGGTGCGCGTCGAAGAGTCGGGGCTGCTAGCAGGGCGCGACTTTTGCCACATCACCGACTGCGGGTTGCCGTTCCACTGATGCGGCTATCCAAAGAGACAATTGAAAAGGTCCGAGAAAGGGCGCAGATCACTGATCTGTTTGGATCTACTGAGCTAAAAAAGTCAGGCCGTGAGTTTCTGGCCTGTTGCCCATGGCATGACGATCACAGGCCAAGCCTGACCGTCAGCCCAAAAACAAACAGGGCCTATTGCTTTGTCTGTGCCCGTGGTGTCGATCCCATTGGATGGCTACAGGATCAGCAGGGCATGACGTTCACTGATGCAGTTGTCCACCTGGCAGATCGCTACAACGTACCTGTAGAAGTCGCGGACGCAGAGGATCAAGCGAGGTATCAGGCAGAGAAGAAAGAGAGAGAAAAGCTATTTGCTGAGCGAGATGAGATCCAGCAAAAACTGCATGCTGCAATCTGGGATAGCCCTGGCTTGAGTTACCTAAGCAGCCGTGGCCTGAACAAAGAAACAATCACTACCTGGGGGATCGGCTGGAACGGCTCCCGCGTGACGTTCCCGCTGTGCAATGAGCAGGGGCGGGTTGTGGCGCATACCGGGCGAGTGCTCGACAACACCACTAAGCCGAAATACAAGAATTCAACCAACAGCCTGATCTATCAAAAAGCTGAGATGGTTTTTGGCTTAAGCAAAGCCAAGGATGAAATCATCCGGTCTAGTCACGTTGTGGTTTGCGAGGGCCAGATGGACGTGATCCGTTGCTGGCAGGAAGGGCTCAGAAACATGGTTGCCGTCAGCGGTTCATCCCTGACGGCTCAGATGATTGATCGAATCATCAGGCAAACGCGAGCAAAGAAAATCACGCTTTGTTTTGACGGCGACAAGGCGGGGACCTTGGCAGCTCACAGGGCAAGGCGCGAGCTAATGCCAATGGCACTAAGCGGGCAAGTGCAACTAAAAATTTTGTGCTTGCCTGAGGGGAAAGACCCGGCAGACCTTGCGGACGTAATGGCGGCCGAGATCGAGGGCTCACCAAATTGGGTTGAGTGGTGGATGAACGCAGAATTTGCTGAGCTTGATTTAGACACGGCAGAAGGTGTTGTGTCTGGTGAAAGAGTTGTGAAAACAATTCTGCGCGAGCTTCCAGACGGTTCACTTAGAGAGTTTGTAAAAACCCGGTGCAAAGAATTACTTAAAGCAGTGCCTTCTGTGGCGCCGGCAAAGATCAGAACAAAAAAAGAGATTGATCAATCACGTTGGGCAGAGCGCAGGGCCGCACGTCTTTACCTGTTGGATCCTGGCAGCCGGCCGGCCCTGGACTCGATCACCTTCAAAGACCCCTGGATTCTGAAAGCTTTTGAATTAATAAAAACCCTTGAGATGATGACGCAAAATCAGCCGGAAGTTTTGGCACCTGCCTTTGCTCGCATCATCTCAATTGCAGACCTAGAACAGCAGGCACAATTAATGTCACTCGTTTACCCGATCCCAGAAGTGAGGCGAGTTGTAGAGAGCAACCCACTTGGAGAGCTTGAGGCAGCAATGGAAGTTTTGGGATCAATCAGGGAGGATCAGTAAAGTGAGATCAGCCGGCAAACTAGCGCTAACGGCTCAATGCAGATGACCACTCAAGAATTCTTTTTTAAGGGGATTGCTTGGATCACTGCTAAGCATTTAATGCACTACCAAAAGCACATGGAGGTGCTTAGTTCTATTGGTGCGTGGTTCATGCAACTTACGGCGCCTAAGTTGTATATGCATGCTGAGGCCACTGTGACGCAAAAGCCAGAGCTGCATGAGCTAATGGTTTTGAGTGCTTGTTATGACTTAAAGAAAGCGGCGCGGTTGTCCGGTGGATGGTCAGAAGATCATGGCCACGGACTGGATCAGATCGCCCATGTTTTAGTTACTCAACACGACTGGGACCCGGAAGACGTGGGCACCTTTGTTGAGGATCTAACGGAAGGTCATTTTATGTTTGCCTCTGACGGTGATGATGATGAATAAATATAGGCCGTTAGTTGACAGGGAGATAAAGCAATTTATAAGGGCAGGCCATATAGAAAACTGCCCTGATCATCTAATCAATCCTGCATCCGTCAACTTGCAGATTGGCGAACGGCTGATGCATGAAGTGGCATTACGAGATCAGCAAGGCAACGTGACAGGCAGTCAAATGCTTGAGATCGACTTGCGCAAATATTCGCAAACCAGACCTTACATGGTGGCGCCTGGGGCATTTGTCCTTACTGACGTAAAACAGGTTTTACACCTGCCGCGAAACTTTGAGGCGCAGGGTGTTTTGCGCAGTAGTGCTGGACGATTGGGCTTTGATCACATGGCGAGCTTATATGTTGATCCCGGCTACCACGGAGTTTTAACGCTTGAATTTTTAAACTGCCGGCAGTACCAACGGCTGCCTATCTATCCCGGCCAAGAGCTTGTGCAGCTGAGGATTTACCGCTTGCCTGCATCTCCTGAAAAAGACTACTCACAGACAGGCCGATATATGCATGCTGCAAAAGTGGAAGCAAATAAAGATCTTTCAATCGCTGCCCATTAGAATCCTGACAGGCTTGGCAGGGCTGTCTAGATTCTGATCAGCAGAAAATGAAAAGTGTCTTCAGCTGCAGATTTCTGGTTTAACAACCTCGGCAAATATCCAGCCCTAAACCCGACAAGCCAGCTGAGCCTTTTTCAGGAAGTGCGCAAAGGCATGGGCGAAGACGGGGCATTGACACCTAAAGCGCAGCGAGCTTTAAACAAGGTGGTAAGCCACAACATGCGCTTTGTCGTCAAAGTTTGGCACACGGGTTACAGCCACATTGTCAAAAACACTAGCCCACAATTACCTGATCTATTGCAGGAAGGTGCTTATGGATTGCAGAAAGCAGCTCTTAATTACAAGCCTGAAATGGGCTACAAATTCACGACCTATTCAAATTTTTGGATTCGGCGCTACATCAATATTTGGCTTAACAACCGTGATCGTATTGTGAGGGCTCCGCAAATGGCTGTCCACGTTAATAATCGGTATTCAGCTTTAAGGGTGCTTCACCCACATGAAAAGGCTGTTGAGATGATAGCAAAACATTATCGCATCACCACTCGTTTAGTAATGGATTATTTGCGATGCTACAACAACACAAGAGTCAACAGACCACAGACAGACGAATACACTTATTCTTATTATAATACTAACTACTCTGAGTTTTTCTTTGATCAAGCCTGGTATAACTCTTCAAAACATGAATCAACAGAAGAGACAGACCCAAACATCTTTAAGCAGTTTGATCGAATTGCTTGCCGAGCACATCTAGATCCTTATGAACGCGAGCTATTACTAGCTTTTCAGCAAGGGTTTAGCTTGTCAGATCTTCCCGAACTGTTTCCAGATGACAAGCACGTAGTTAAGAGGTATCAGGCAGTACGGAGACGGTTCAACGTAGCAGCGAAAGAGCTATTTTCTGAGGTGGGTAGCTTGTCAGTGGCCTAAATTTTCAACCCAATGGCTGATGTTTCTCTCTACGGTCGCCTAACAAAAGACCCGGAGATTCGGCAGGTAGGCGACAAAACCGTTGCCGTTTTCAGCGTTGCTGATGGAGATTATTTCTACCAAAAGAAGGACACTGAAAAGCAATCGCTTTATTTTGACTGCGAGGCCTGGGGCCGACAGGCAGACACGGTTCAGTCGTTCTTCAACAAAGGAAATCGAATCAAGGTGTCGGGCCAGCTTTGCCCGAACAACTTCACCGGCAAAACGGGCGAGGTTGTAAAAAGGCAGGTTTTGCGCGTTGACCGCGTAACACTTGTCGAGAGCAAATCTGAATCACAAAGCAGAGGAGGCGGAGGGGGAAACCTTTTTGATTCAGAGATCCCGTTTTAAGTGTTTGATGAAGACAGCCTGAGATCAGCCGCAGAGCTCCCCGGCTACTGCGGTCCACTGGCAGACGACCGGCCGCTGGTCAACCTTGCCATTCTGCGGCCCTTTGTCTGGAGTGTTCTGCTTTGGTTCGGGGGCGTGCGGACACATGAGATCGCATCTTGTGTCTGCCACTTGGCCAATTTGGATGATCTGAGATGCAGCGATGACGACAGGACCCCCCTGGAGGAAATGGTTGCAGCTGTAATGAGCGAATTTGTAGAACGCAAAACGGTAAGGCTGAACGCTGATGGCGTTTATGTCCTGAACGTCCCCGAGTGCCTAAGTCAGACCACAAGCGTCGTCTGTCTGTTGGATGCCCAATTGCCGCCGCACCTTTTAAACGATCTAGCCAAACACCATCTTCCGCATGGACAACAGGGAAAGAATGCAGTTACCACCGCACCCTTTGCCAATCCTGAGAAAGAGAACTGAGGTTCAGGTATTTGTTGGGGCCGGCTGGTCTAAGGGCCGTGTGACTCAAAGCACCCGAACACGTTGCAGCGTTTGGCTGAGCCAGGGTCAAAAAACTGTGGTTGTATCTGACGCGAGGAACATCCGTGAAATCTGATGAAATCAACAGCCCCGCCCACTACGCCGGGGATGGCCGCCAGTTTGAGGTGATCGAAGTCCTGGAGGATTGGGCAGGCAGAGCACCCGATCCAGTGCAAGCCTGCCTGTTGTTTTCTTGCCTCAAGTATCTGGGGCGCCTTTACGACAAGGGCTCAGCAGAAACCAACGCAAAGAAAGCGCTTTGGTATTTAGAGCGATTGATTCAAAAGATACAAAAAGGAGAAACAGAGCCGCACTACCTGCCTGACGTATCTTTTGTTACTTACGACGACCTAGTAAGTGCAGAAAAAGACGTAAAAGAAGAATTTGGTATTACTGGCTACGAAATGTATTTTGAATAAGTATCAGGGTGAACAATAATCCTGAAATTGAGTTCATTCTGAACATTCCTTTAAAGTCAAAAGCTAGGCCAAGGTTTGCGCAGGGCCATGCATACCTGCCAAAGGATTACAGGGAGTGGAAAACGCTCTGCCACAACCAATTAAAAGGTGTCTTTGAGCAAAATGGCTGGAATCAAATCACACAAGCCAAACACATTTCGATTCACTTTTGCGGACATGCGCGGCATGATCTTGACAATCTGGTAGGCGCTGTGCTGGATGCAGGACTCAGTGATAGCAAGGGTTTTGGGGCTTGGGTAGATGACCGCGTGACTGTTTTTCCTAGCCTTTGTGCCACTTACGAGAAAAGCTCAAGCCAGTCGATCAAGATTCAAATATGGTTGTAACGAAAGATCTGATTGGCTGTCGGAGTTTGCATTTAGACAACCCTGTCTGTAGATTAAGAACGATTTTCATACACCT